AAGCAGCTGCGTTGGCTACATTTACATGGGATACAACACCATTGTTTCATTATAGTGAATCAAAAAATCTTAATGAGAATGTATCTGGTAATCCGCGAGCACATGCCAATTATGTGTTCAACAAAATTGATGATTTTGGACTTACATTTGATGTTGACCTAGAAGCAAAAGCAAAAGAATTGGCATTATTTAAGTATAAGGAGTTAACATGATAAGTTTCGCGGTTACTACTAAAAATGAAGGTGGTTATATTGAAAAATTATTTGATCAACTTATCCCGTTTTGTGAAAAAACTGGAGATGAAATAATTGTACTAGATGATAACTCAACCGATCCGTACACACAAAATCTATTATTTCGACATGCAGACACAGATCAAATTCAGCTGCATCACAGAACATTCGATGGTAATTTCGCAGAGCATAAAAATTATTTAAATTCACTGTGTCAAGGTGAGTATATTTTTCAAGTAGACGCGGACGAAACACTAAACGAAAATTTACTAAACTACATACATGACTTGACAGGACACAATTCCGAAGTAGATTTATTCTGGATACCACGGGTAAATATTGTTAATGGATTAACCAACGAAGATATCCAACGGTGGGGATGGTCTGTTAATGAAAATAATTGGGTAATGTTTCCTGACTATCAAGGAAGATTGTATAAAAATTTAGATAATATTAAGTGGCAAAATAAAGTACACGAACGAATATCTGGACATAAAACCGAAGCGCATTTACCAGCAGAAGAAGATTGGGCTTTGTATCATATTAAAGACATATTACGGCAACGAGAGCAAAATAATTATTATGCAACCATTACACGGTAAACAAGCATTGACCTACGATGATATCAATTTAATTCCTGCGTATTCGGATATTGAATCACGGTCGCAAATTGACCTTACTACTAGATTAACAACTAATTATAGTATTAAGATTCCTCTCATTGCATCACCTATGGATACCGTATGTGATTCTGAAATGGCGATTGCGATGGCAGAATTGGGTGGTGTTGGATGTATTCATCGGTTTATGTCAATTGAACAACAAGCCGAAGAAGTACATCAGGTACAAGCGGCAGTGTTCTATGAGGAAATATATAAGAATTGGAATGGAATGACTGTTCCAATTATGGCAGCAATTGGAGCAAATGGAGATTATTTTGAACGCGCCGACACCTTGATTAATGCTGGAGTGAATGTTATATTAATAGATGTGGCACATGGGCATCACGCATTTGTTCGTGAAGCAATTATTAAAATTAAGGATAACTTTCCACACATTGATATCATTGCTGGAAATGTAGCAACCGCCGAAGCTGCGGAAGAATTAGAGTTCTGGGGTGCTGATGCAATTCGAGTAGGTATTGGGGGTGGTTCATTGTGTACAACTCGTGTTAAAACTGGGTTTGGTGTACCAAATGTTACTTCACTGTTAGAAACCTCAAATGTCGTAAGTGTTCCTGTTATTGCGTGTGGTGGTATTCGTACTAGTGGTGATATCGCCAAAGCACTGGCAGTTGGAGCAAGTTCGGTAATTCTTGGATCACTACTAGCGGGAACAAAAGAAGCGCCTGGTGCTATTATTGAAAAACAAAATGGTTTATATAAACGGTACCGTGGAGCTGCATCATTAGAAACAAAGAGTGTACACGGACAAACAACTCGTAATGTTGAGGGTGAATCTACTATTGTTCCATTTAAGGGTAAAGTAAAGTTTACTGTGGATGGATTAACAGATGGATTACGGTCGGCCTTGTCATACGCCGGAGCAATGAGTATTGGTGAATTTACTCCGTCATATGTTATAGTCACGAATGCTGGAATTCGTGAGGCAAGACCACACTTACTCTAATACAGGAGAAAGTATGAAGAAGTTAATAACCATATCAGCTACGCTGATAATTTTACTGATGTTAAAAATAAATGAAGTATATGTACCTAATCGTGTTGTTAAGTCACAACCAACGGAATTAGAAAAATTCCTTCATCATATGGCACGCCGAGAAAGTGATAATACTCCGCAGGTCGTTAATAAATTTGGTATGATGGGAAAGTATCAATTTTCACCAAGTACGGTTAAAGTACTTGGATTTAATATAACAAAGAAAAAGTTTTTATCCGATACAGAACTGCAAGATTCTGTGATGGTTGCATATTTACGAGCAAATAATAAAGAATTAAATTCAATAATCGTTAAATACGAAAACAAAGTAGTAAAGGGTGTAAAAATTACACGATCAGGAGTATTAGCTGCAGCACACTTGGCAGGTTCCAATAATGTGAAATTATTCTTTGGAAGTAATGATGCATACGGTAGAACCGACGCTAATGGTACAAGTATTCGTGAATATTTGCATACATTTTCAAATTATAAAATTACACTATGATATTTCTATTAATTTTTAGTACAATATTAAATTGTGCATTAGGATACGCAGTATTTAATATGTTGCGTAAAAATGAAATTATGGAAATTGCAATTGAAAATTTTTACACTCGTTTGCAAAGAACATTAAACATTATGCGGACGCTAGACGAAAAACAGATGTTTGAGAAAGATGATGAAGTCGGAGATCTATTTTCTCAATTAACTGATACTGTTAATGAATTGCGTCCACTTTTATATGGGAGTGTAATTGATGTTGAGACAGAAGAAAAAACCGCTGGGTAAAATTTATTTTACACAAGAAACTGAAGATGCAATTGTAAAATATAACAAAACCACGGACTTAGAAGAACGAGAAGAATTATATAGAGAGTATGTAGAAGCTCCATTTGATAAACTTGCGGAAAATGTAATTAATAGATTTAAATTTCCTTATATGGAAGGAACTTTTGAAGATGTTAAATCCGAGGTAGTATCTTTTTTGGTAATGAATCTTCACAAATTTACGGAAGGTAAAGGTAAAGCCTTTTCATATTTTAGTGTTATTGCAAAAAATTATTTAATATTACATAACAATAATGCATACAAAGAAGAAAAACGATCTGTTTATTTGGTAGACAAGGTTGATGACGCATTCTCTTTGGAAGAAACATTAATTTCTGAACCAGACAACGAAGAAATTCAAAGCGATATGCGGGATTTCATTATAATTCTGGTGCAATATTGGGATTTCAATCTTACCAAAATTTTTAAGAAAAAACGAGATGTCGAAATATCTACAGCTGTAGTGGAATTGCTTCGTCGGGTCGATGGTATAGACAATTTCAATAAAAAAGCATTATATTTAATGATTCGTGAAATGACTAACCACAAAACATCACATATTACAAAAGTCATCAATAAGATGAAAGTGCATGTTTTTGAGAAAATGAAAGAATTTCGTAAAACGGGACATATATCCGATCCATCCACATATTTCGTATATAAAAAATAGCTTCTAACTATTTATAGAATAGTAATCGGAGGTTATAATGAGTTTAGATAAAGAAATATTTGACGGAAAAACACTGTCCGACCTCTTTTCAGAAATTTATAAGAATACCGACTCTAAGAGACAACAAATTAATACATTTGTCTCTAAGTTGGTTATGCTTATTCGTACCCCAGAAGATGCCGCGGTAATTGGACCTGTTATAAAAGATTTTATTGAGGTCAATGTGAAAAACGACGAACATTTAGTTCGTATCGCACAAATCGCACAACGCATTGTCGGGGCAGCGTCCAAGGGTGAAAACATAGACGGACTACTTACCGAAGCAGAGAAGCAAGCGTTATTGGGTGATTTGAAGGCGGAATTTGATGAAATTAAACAAGATTCGGAAGAATTGGACGAAGCAATATTTGCAGTATCGAACAGAGTTAAGAAATGACATCAAATGGTGGATTTCGAGTAACCAATAGACAATCGGGACTATCCACACTAAAACCTGGACAAAACACAGGTGGTGGGGTGGTTACACAACCATTTATATATGGGGTTGCTCAAGTAGAATCTATTATTATCAATGAAGAAGGATCTGGTACTAATATACGAGATGACAAACTGGCAGCAAAAACTGCTGGTCGAGTTAAAATTAGATTGTTGGAGTTGGATCAGGTAACACGGCGAAAAGATTTATATGAATCCGATCCATTAAATCCATATCAATCAACATTTCCTCTGGTTGGTGAATTTGTATTGGTTTTTAAAGCACTGGGTAAATATTATTATGTCGGACCAATTAATGTGGATAGACATATAACACAAAATGCAAGACCATTATTAGGTGATATGGTAGAAGCAGCGCAACCCGGAAAAATACGAGATCGACAAAGAGAAGCCAGAGAAGGTATATACAAAACACCCGTACAGATCAAAACTAAACCTGGGCGTCAATTTAAAGAAGCCGATAAGGTACAATCTGTAAAAAATTTCGAAGGTGATGTAATTTACCAAGGACGATATGGACATAGTATTCGATTTGGTACTAGTCAAATGCATGAAACGCCATCTAGACAATCACCAAATATTATATTACGAACAGGTCAATCAAAAGAGTCGGGTAAAGTCGAAGATAAGAAATCTTCTCTTACCATAGAAAATCTAGATGCCGACGCAACATCCATATATTTAACATCCGACGAAGTATTACCATTTACGCCGGCAACAAAACAGAGTGAAACTTTTTTGTTTTCTATGGTATCAAAACCAACTTCATTTGATGGTGCACAACTGTTAGTTAATTCTGACACAATCACGCTTAATTCTAAATTAAAGTCAATCTATCTGTTTAGTAAAGAAGGAATTCATATGAATTCCCTACGACAGGGGATAACTATAGATTCCGAAGGACCGATTACCGAAAGAACTTTACAAGATATAACTTTACTTGCAAAACAAAATATGATAGGTAAAGCAAAACTGGATATATTTTTCGCAGGTGGAGCGGATGTTAATATTGACGCCGGTCGTTATGTAGTTATTAGAAGTAATGAAACATATCTAGGTGGATATAATGACCGAGCAGAACCAATTGTTATGGGAACCACACTCAAAAAATTCTTTTTAGAATTGTTAAAAGTTATAATGAGTACGCAACCTCTGGTGCTCGGACCAACGGGAGTAATAAATCCAGCAGTTGTTGCTAGATTGTGGATGACATATATGCGATATCTTGTTATACCTGGACCTCTTAATGCACGGTGGTCATCGGATGATAATTTTGTTGTCAAATTAAATGAAAAAACTCAATCGTCTTCAGGATTACTTGGGAATGGTATTCAAATTTAATATAACATGTCTTTAAATAAAATCTCATCATCCGTCAATAAAATTCGTAATACTTTAAGTTTGGCACAAACTGCGGTGAGTAAAATGCCAAATTTAACGAATGCGACAAAAACAAATATTGTGGCATTAACTCGACAACAAGAATCACAAAATATACCTGTTTCTAATTCATTATTGGAATTATCTGGTAAGTTGAAACGAGAAGAAGATTCAAAAAATATTACTACACAATTATCAAATTTTACACCAGAAATAATTGATAGTGTTGTTCAACGACGAAGAGGAACAAACTCTAAAATTGAAGGTGAAACAACTACAAATAAAAATACTAGGTCCAAAGCAAAATCTAGAATTTTAAAAGGGGTAGACCCACTGACAGCAAAAACTGCAGAATATGCGAAAGATATACTTGCACTGGGACTACAAAAAACTCAATTAATAGATCAATTAAGTAAGACAGAAGCTCAGATATCCGCCCTATCATCCAAAATTCAATCGTTAACAAATATTGGTGCTTCGGCTGATAAGATCAGGCAATATCAAGATCAACTTGAAGCTTATTCTAATTCGTACGACCAACTAAAAATTAAATTAGAAAGAATTAGTGAATTATATAAGAAACGGCGTGAATTGTGGGATAACTTACGCAGAAAAAAACAAGAATTTCAAAAGAAATTTTCTGATAATTATGATAAGTTTTTAAAACTACTTAGTAAATTTAAAGAAATACCACGAAAACTTAAATTTCCAAAGTTACCAAAACTTCCAACATTCAATGTTCGTAAATCTAATTTGCGGATGAAAATTCGAGATTTGGTCGATAAAATTAAAAAACAATCGCAAAAAACATCGAAGGTTGCATTAGAGCAAGCAAGAAAAGAATCAAAAGAAAAAATTAGAGATAATAAAAATGCAGACGCCTTCCAGAAAACAATAGCAAATACCAGAAAGGCATTTTCAGAAGCAGTGGCAAGATACGATCAAGTAATAGCAGCGAAAAATGCAGCAATAGATACAGTTACTAATCAGGCATATGATCAGATTCGAAGAGTTCGTTCAGGTGTAACTGCTGCACAACGACAAATTGAAAGCACCATAGATACCGCCGCAGCTTCTCAAAATGCCACAGTATTAAAAATACGAGAAGCGCAAAAAAAAGCAGAACGATTACGAAATTCAACATTAACAAGTTTGAATGCAGCAAATTCTCTGGTAAATCGAGCAGCGTCGGGAATACAATCTGCGCAACAAATTTTAAATGGACAATTAGTTGGTAGTGATATAAAAAGTTCTGCTGTGGTAGATAATATGACTGTCGCAGAAAAAACGAAAACAGACGAATTAAATGTGAGTATAACGCAGTTTTTAAACTCAAATAATATAAAAAATTTTATAGTTGGTATTGGGAAGGGGGCCACATTGACAACCGCCAGACAAATGTCGTTGTCAATAGATAAATTTACACAACAATATCCTAATACTAAATATGATATTTTAAGTAGAATTGGAAATGTTGACGGGGTGTACATATTAGTAACAGTGACATACCAAAAAGTATAATATAATTGTTTAATTTCACATTAGTTTGATATTTAAATAAAGGGTCTAAAAGGTTATAATTTTTTAAGGAGATACGAATGGACAAAGCATTATTTCGAGCATATGTAAAAGAATTGGTAAAGGAACAAATGGACGAATCGGTGGAAAAAACTGTTCGGAAGTTACTTCCTGCTATACTGGACGAAGCTATAGCAGAAATTAAAGGTACCCAACGAATTGTAGAATCTGCTCCTACCAAAAAATCTTCTATTGACCGTTCAAAATTAGCAGCTATGATGGGATTGGAACGAATGGGTGACACGTTATCGGCAAGTACGGACAGAATGATCATGCCAGACAATACCACGGTAGATATTAACAATCCCAATGTAAAACCCGCCGTGGACGCTATTAATCGTGATTACAGCCAACTCATGAAAAAAATGGGGCTTGGTAATTAATATATGTCAAAAACAGTATATTTGGGATCTCCGTTACCATTACAACGATCTTCTCGTGGGTATTTTGCAACCACAGCGGATGCGTTGGAAAACGAAAAGTCAAAATTTATTAATTTGATGTTAACTATGAAAGGAGAACGAGTAGGTAATCCTGGATTTGGTTGTGATCTCCCAAAATTACTGTTTGAACAAAAAACCACGGAAGTTCAAGAGTTAGCACAGCAGTATGTGCTTAATGCCGTAAACCAGTGGATGCCGTATTTAAGATTACGACAAGTACAAATATTAAACGAAGAAACATTTTTGAATGATAATAGTATTTTATTGTATGTCCAATACGGGTTTGTAAATAATCCTTTGGCGGTACAATCTGTACAATTAAGAATTGGTGAAGTTGCGCAAGGAAGTTTGATCAGTTCTGGAAGATTAACTACAATTTGAGATAAAGTATGTCATTAAACAATGGTGTGGTTAGAAAATTACAGAATGTTACATCCAAAGAAGTAAAATATCTAAATAAAAATTTTAGAGATTTTAAAGCTGATTTGATAACATTTACAAAACAATATTATCCTTCAACATGGACAGATTTTAACGAATCAAATCCAGGAATGATAATGTTAGAACTTGCTGCATATGTTGGTGATGTATTATCTTTTTATATTGACAATCAATTTAAAGAAAATTTATTAGCATACGCAGAAGAAGAAAAAAATATTATTAATATTGCACAAGCGTTTGGATATAAACCAAAGACAATAATTCCGGCGGTTACCGAAGTATTGATATCACAAATTGTACCCGCAAAAGGTCCTGATGATGGATTTGTTCCTGACTCAACATATATGTTACGAATTGATAGAAATTCTACATTCTCAACAACAGGTGAAAATATTGTTTCGTTTCGAAGCTTGGAATTTGTAGATTTCGCAGATTCAACAAATCGATCTATACAACCATATCAAATTAGTGATGACACATTACAAATTACTACATATCTTATAACAAAAACTGTAAAAGTAATGGCTGGACAATTGCGTACGCAATCGTTTTCTTTCGGAGATCCTTCGAAATTTTCTACAATTGTTCTGGGTGATAATAATGTAAATTCTGTGTCGAAAGTTTTAGATTCCGAAGGGAATCTGTGGTACGAAGTAGAATATCTCGCACAAGATACTATTATTGATGATAAAGAAGTCGTATATACTAACAGCGAATCGGAATCAACGAATCCATCGTATACAATAAAATTTAGAACGGTCCCTCGTAGATTTGTTACCAGATTGAACAACGAAAAACAATTACAAATATTATTTGGGTCTGGACAAGGTAATATATCGGAAGATATTGTTTCTTTGGATGCACGACAAGTAGCAAACGAAGATTATACAACTAATTTAGCAAGTGTATCGCTGGATAATACAGATTTTTTAAACACAGATAGTTTTGGATTATCACCTGCAAACACAACATTAACAATTGAATACTCGGTTGGTGGCGGAATTGAAACGAACGTTGCATCGGGTACTATAACAGAAGTTGGCGTATTAAACATAGTAAACGACACAACGGAATTTAATTCAGACGAATTGGCATTATTTAATGATATCAAATCTACCGTATCAGTGTTTAACGCAATGCCAGCAACGGGTGGATTGGATGGTGAAACTGTAGAGGAAATTCGTCAACGAGCACTATCGTTTTTAAATGCACAGAATCGTGTTGTTACTCGTGAAGATTACGAAAGTCGTGTATTAGCAATGCCAGCTAAATTTGGAGCTGTAGCAAAGGTATTTGCCGTATCTGATAATCAACAAAATAAGATTCAAGCATTACCACCAAATATTAATTTACAAGATCAAGATTTAGATACTAACCGTGTATATGTTGAAGATAATCCAAAACCTAACGCTATTAACTTGTATATGTTGGGATACAATCAAAGTGGTAAATTAACCACATTGAATTCTTTGGTAAAGAAAAATGTACAATCATATTTATCAAAATATAGAATGTTAACCGATCAAGTAAATATCTTAGATTCATTTATAGTGAATATTGGAGTATCATTCGACATAACAGTATATAAAGGATATAATTTACAAGATGTATTAGCTATATGTTTGGACGAGATTCGTGCATATTTCAATGTTCGTAAATGGCAAATTAATCAACCAATTAAACTATCAGATCTTCGGGTATTGGTTGTTGCACAAGAAGGAGTGCAGAGTGTGAATAATTTGGAAATTACAAATAAATATTTTTTCAAAGATGGACGAGATTACCAAAATTATCGTTACGATATAGCAGAGGCAATTGTCGATGATGTATTATATCCATCATTGGATCCATGTATATTCGAGATACGATACCCAGAAACAGATATAGTGGGGACGGCAAGACAATGAGAATAATACTAACATCGTCCGCAGATACAACTTTGTATCAACGATTTCCTACTAATAACGCTGGATTGGATGAAATATTAGAAGTAGGTAAAGTGGCTGCTCCTGAAGATTTGGGAATAGCATATACGGGTAGTTCTGCTCGTACATTAATAAACTTCACACTACCCGCAAGCGGATCAACACCAGCAACTGCGTCATATTTTTTAAATCTTAAAATAGCAAATGCAGAAAAG